CGCGCTAATTGGTAAGCGATAAAATATTGCACCGTTTTCCATAATAGCATGGAAGAGTATACTACGACCTGTAAGAGCGCTAAGACCAAAGATAATGCAGTCTTCAACTTCTCCATGATGTTTTTTACAATCATATAAATACTCTCTTCTTATTTGTGCATAGGTCGCTGGTATGTTTGCATTTAAATAAGCCATAGTTAATCATGTATTTCACCCCAGTTATCACCATACTCATAGTCAACTTTATTAGGGACTTCTAGTGTAACAGCGTGTTCCATAATTTCAACGATCTTTTTAGCGTGTGCTTCATCTTGAACAGATATATCTAGTTCATCATGTACTTGTATGTGTGGTATAATTCCTTCTTTGTATAATTCTAACATTGCTTTTTTAGTCATGTCAGCAGCTGAACCCTGGATTAATTTATTAAGAGCCTTGTATGTATAAGCTCTTTTTATCCCCGGTCCATGTTCCGCCAACGCATCTTCATGAGTCATAGCTTTATGCATACCGAAACTGTTAGGCTCCCACAGGTGAAACCTGCAAAGTCTGCCTAGCAATGTACGAATTTGTCCACGATCTTGTGCTCTGTTAGATGCTTTGTCCATCAATTGTTTTACAAATGGTACACGTGAATGGTATGTATTAAATAAGTCAGCAGCTTTGTCCTTTGTTACTCCTAATTCTGCTTGTAATTTACCTTTACCCATACCATAGAAAAGACCCAAATTGATCGTTTTAGCCTGTGTTCTAGGTATATCAGCCATATCTGCTACAGTCTGGTGAAAGTCTGCGCTAGAGTCGTTTGTATAAGCATCTATTACATCATATACAGACGGTAATTTGTACAAAGAAGCATAATGCACTACCAACCTAGGCTCTTGCTGAGAATAGTCAAAACAACCCCATGTATGGCCTTCCTCGGGTATAAATAATGACCTTATCTTAGGTCCAAGGTCTTTGTTTCTGGCTGGAATCTGCTGAAGGTTAGGATTCTGATAAGAAAACCTTCCTGTAACCGTACCACCTCCTGCATTTCTTAACTGATTTATTTCTGCATGGATTCTACCTTTGTGTTCATAACTTATAATAGAATCTAAAAAAGTTGTGTGTGCTTTGTTGATCTCTCTTGCCTGCGCAATCATATTTACAACAGGGTGCTCGTGTTCTTGTAAAAAGTTTTTTGTAAAAGAAGGTGCCTCTGTCTTATCTGTTCTTGGATATTCTAATCTCAACATATCAAAAACCTCTGCAACAGATCTTGCGGCCCAGATTTGAGTATCAATATTAGTCTCCATTTTTATTTTATGTAGAAGGTTTTGTTCTGCTTTCTTAAATTCTTTTTTCATTTTGTGTGCACGTTCTACATCTACACGCACACCTTTGAATCTCATGTCAACAAGACATGGAAACAGATCAGACTCCAGATCAAATATATCCTCTAAGTCCTGGTTAATAATTTCTTTTTTCATTTCTTGCCAAAGACCAAGGGTTACTTCAGCATCACGTTCAGCGTACGCACCAACATGCATTGAAGGTAGTTTGTACATTTCTGATTTAGGATTGATTCCCCATTCTGCTGCAGCTTCTGCAAGTGCGGATTCGTTCTTACCATAACCAAGATAGTGCCATGATAAACTATTTAAATCATACCTAAATCTATTTTCATTAGTGACAGCTGCCGCTATCATTGTGCAGGCTATGTTACCATTTATTTTAAAGCCTAATGCTCTTAACCAACAGACATCATAAATAGCATTGTGAAAAACTTTTGTTGAAGGTGCTTCAAGTACATCTTTCAACCAAGATAAAACTTTAGCTCTGTCCATGTTACCACCACCTTCGTGAGCAATTGGAAAGTAGCCTTTGTAATGACTGGTCGCAACTGCAATACCTATAACATCACCATTACCAATAACAGAACCAGATCCTTTTTTAATTAGGTCAGGGTCTTTTGTTTCTAAGTCAATTGCTATTTCATCTACATGACGTAGGTCAGGAAATTCAGTTGGTTTTAACCATTCGGTAGGTGCCTCAAATCTAGGTATCTTCATTCGTCTTCTTCCTCCCTTAGTTTTTTCTCTTCTTCAAAACCTTCCATTAGTTCTTCATGCAGAGTTTTTTCTTTTTTAAATATTTCATCGAAACGTTTACGATACGTATCGTTAGATGGTCTTGACCTTCCGTCAAACTTTTCTTTTTTCATAAATATATTTATCTTCTATTAGTTTATTTAACTTATCTTTATTACTAAAAGCATACAAAGATGCATGTCGGTCTTTCGGAAATATTTCCCAACTAACTAATCTTGGATAAATTTCTAGATCAAACTTATATTTTTTATCCACTACAATAGTTTTATTTATTTTTGCTTTTGCCGGCATTTGTATCCTTTATCTTTTTAATTTCTAGTTCACAGTAGTGTTTGATCTTCTCTAAATCTTCTATACCATTCTTGTGTAAATATCTACAAACATATTTCACAACGTTGCCCTGAAAAAATGATAAATTATTTTTTGAAATAAATTCGTAGGGTTGAATATAAAAATCCTTGTAGTGAGATCCTCCAATTTGCTTATCTTGTGGAAATGCTTCTTTAAATAAGTCCTTCGACGTCATAACCTTGATCCTCCTTTTTTGCTGACATGACATAAAGATTTTGTTTTGTACGTGTTACTCCAACATACCAAACTCTATGTTCTTCATCTTGTTTTTCCGGACTCTTTTCTACAGAGTCTCTGATTGTTTTAGTATTATCTAACATTAACAATACATTGTCAGCTTCTCCACCTTTTGCTGAGTGTATTGTAGATAATTTTATTCTAGGAGGTTTGTTTAATTCCTCTCCATTACTTAACATTTCCCTTATGTATAAACATTCTTCATAGTCTGATTGAAACACATCATACCAGGGTGTGTCTTTACTAAATCCAAATTCTGTTAAATCATACATTTTTTCTTCTGTAATTTCTGTATCTGTTCCAGTATATTCAAATATATCTTTTACTTCTGCTAAAGATAAGTCATCTCCTTTGGTCCAACGAGTATAATTTAAAATTGTTTTAAACAAAGTTATCTTATAACTTTTACGATCTTGAAACTCAAAATAAATACCACGTTCTTTTAATGTAGGTTTAAGTCTATTTAATTTATCATTGTATCTTGCTAGTACTAACCATGTCCCCTGATCAAGTGGTGCATCTTCTGTGCTATAGATATAATTTACAGTACCCTCTTCTTCTCTAGCACTCCAACTTTTTTGTATTCTCCTATCGTCTGGTATTTGTTTTAAAATATTATCTGCAAGATTTTGTACGAGTTGTGGAACCCTGTAAGATTGTGGCAAAATTATGTCTTTCTTTGAAACTTCCTGCTGAAATTTTTTTACATCTGCGCCTGCCCAACCATAAATTGCTTGATCATCATCACCTGCTAGTATAACATATTTGCTATTTTCCTTGATAATATTGAACATTTTCCACTGTATCGGTGATAAATCCTGTGCTTCATCAACAAATGCTACATCATATTTTGGACACAATCCGGACACAATAAATTTCTCAATCATATCTGTAAAATCTATCAGACCATATGATTGCTTATAGTTATCTACTTCATCAGAGATTATTTCTAATAATCTTTTATCCATGTCTTGTGAATACATATCGGTATTGTATTCTTCTTCTGCAGTTATGTTTTTTATTCTAGCTGCATTTATTAAATTAAAATATTCGCTATCAGAATTTATAAAACCTGTGTTCTCTTCACCACGAGAGTAAACGGTAACTTCAATACCAAGAGTCCTACCTATATCTTCGTAGTGTTCGTCCTGCATAACCTGAGCTTTCTTCATACCCAACTGAGTAAATGCTAAAGAGTGCAGTGTTCTAAAATGTTTTAAATCTTTTTTCTGAAATGCTGTGTGATAGTCTAACATTCTATCGACAGCTTCGTTTGCAGCTTTCTTTGTAAACGCAAAGTATCCTATTTTATCTACAGGTGTACCTAGTTTTAAAAATGTCTTAACATACTTTAATAGTTTAGTTGTCTTCCCCGTTCCCGGAGGCCCGAATAATTTTCTACTGATCATAGTATATCCGTCTTATGTTTTGTTTTAGTGTGATGTATAGGTACTTCCTCAAAAGTTTTTATATTAATCTGTATTATATTTTTTGTTGATGAGTTGTACTCACCAGTTTTTTTCGATGGATATCTTTTCTGTTCTAAAAATTCTATTTCACAATCCTGGTATGTAATCTGCATCATACGTCCGGTTTTATCTTCACTGTATTTCCAGTTCTTTGCTTTTAGTTTGTCATAAAATTTTTCAAACTTAAAGTATGCATAGTCACCTTCAATTAATACTGATCCAGTTTTAAATGCAGCATCACTGGTAGCCTTAGGTCCATTTATTTTTGCATGTATAACATCGTGTAGTTTTTCTTTTGGTGATGTACCTACTGGTGGTAACACAACTTTTTGTGTTGTGTATAGTGCATCCATAACAACTTGTTCCTCTTCACCTTTAATTAATGGTGGAAAAAATCCTGCAGCTTTTGATATTGCATTTCTTCTTTTACGTTGATCATTTAAATGTTCTACAGTTCTACAGTGTACTGTAGCTGTGCTGATACCATCTGGTTTTGTTACATCAAATTCATATTCTGGTTCTGGATCTAAGTCTATCTTTTTTAAATTAGTTAATACGGGATAAGAACCTTTTGCTCCACGCAAGACTCCAAACTTTTTCTTAACACAAATACCTTTTTTACAATGCTCGCTAAGTGGACTTTCAGTACAAGTATAACCCTTGCTACTTCTATTCCATGATTTTACTTTTTGTCCTAAAAACTTTTTATCCCATGCATTAGCATGTATACCTGAAAAATATTTTACAGGTGCATTCATAACTTTCTGCTCCCAACTGTCAGGATATTTCATCTTAACCATGACATGATAGTTGTACATAAACCTATCTTTACCATCAAACTTTTCTTGATTTGCTACTTTAGATATTGCTGCTAGACATGGTGGACCTTCTATAAATTCTTCGTCAACACCTTCCATACTCTTGCTTTCGATTCCTTCGGTAATTTCTTTCAGTCTTTCTTTGTTAACCAGATTTGCACTAATCACTTCTATGAATTGGTCCAAAGTAAATTTTGTACCATCAACGTTTAAAGCCTTACGCTCCTCGCCGAAGTAGGGTAGATTTATAAATTGTCCTGGTCGTAGTTGACCTGTCTCACTATCTTTTGTTAACTGTGTTTGTTTTGGAAATATTTCTGTATCTTGTTTAAGTCCAAACAAAGATAATAAGTTTGTTAGAAATGATTTGATTAGTGATGCATCTGTAAATTTATCCATGAATAAAAATAAATGCAAACCACCACTTTTAGATTCGACCGGTAGTAAAGGTAGATCGTACTGTTGTATTATATCTATATAATCTTTTTTATTAAAACTAGAGTAGTCTTTTGGGTCTATGTCTATAACACCAAATTTTACTTCTGAGTCTTCTGTACAGGGTTGTATACCAATAGATAGCTCACCTTTTATATGTTGCTGATAAATATCGTTAGTAAGTTCCTCAAAGTTCCATCTGTATACAGGTTTCTTTTTACCTGTTTCAGAATCTACTTTGGAATCTTGGTGATTAAAGTCAGCTACACCATAAGCATTCCTGTATCCGTTAAAATATTCTATGTATCTTTCCATAATAACTGTTTCTGTGGGCCCTCCACTCTCGCTTTAGGCCCACACTGTGCACATATTCCAAAAGGAATTATATAATGCTAGCTTGGTCCTTAGGTTTTTCTTCACCATGTTTAGCTTTAACACTTCCTTTAGAAATGCTATCGCTGAAACCTTTAGCTTGATCGTAAAGACCTTTTTCAGTTACTGGGCCAACTTTACTTACTTCCCAACCAAACCAAGTGCCTTTATCGTTCGACATTTGAGTAGTCTTTAGTTTGTAAATGTGGCTGAAAGATGCCGGTGTAAACATTCCGTTCGCACCCTTCATCTTGATTCCAGACATCATTGAGTTCCACTTTCTACTAATTTTTAATTGAGTAGATTTCATAGAGATCAACGCTGTCGATGGACTATCTCCCGCTACTATAACAAAGTGAGATGCAGTCTTCTCGATGTAATTACCATTAGGTAATCTATCTTTGTAGTTTGCATCCGGTGTTGTTTTGGACATGATATCAGATGATGAATCATAGATTGCAACTGGTGCACCTAATCCTTCTCCTCTATCTTTCCATTCTATGTACTCCAACTTATAAAAGCATGGAATTACATTTATACCTTTTACTCCGTCATAGAGTTCTCCAGAAACAGAATTGAATATCATTCCTGGTTCTGCACCCTCAACATACTTACCATCACGTTTGTTAACTTCTGGTGAAAGTTGTCCTAGGATTTTTAGAAAAGGTAAGGCAAGATCTTCTTGACCTATTGCACCTAAACCTTTTGCTGCATCATCTTCAAACATATTTGCTGGAAGTGGTGCAGACTTTTTCTCTGTTACTTGGTTCATGTTTATTTACTCCTTGTTACTTTGGTTCGGTTTCCTGCGAACACGTTAAATAGATCAGAGGGCATTTCTTGTCCAGACTCAAGACGCTCTCTGACCAATGCTTTTAGAGTCATTGGTTCGACCTTAAGTTTCTGGACAGGTTCAAACCCTTGACCCTTTGCAAGGGTCGCATAACTGCTAGCCTTGTTATCTTCGTTACGACCAAAGGAAACTATGATCTCATTTTTAATAAGATCACCTAGGCCGTTTTCTCGAAGCCATGTGTAGGCTGCTTCTTTATTAGCTACTGTAATAGAAGCGCCATAAACTGGTTTAACTTCAACTGAAGAACCATCTGCTAGTTTCAATGTAGAGATATTCATCTCCTGCATCATGGTAGGTATAACCTCACCTGAAACTAGATCGATATGTCTTTTCAGTTCTTTTAATTCTTTTTCTTTTTTTTCAAGACTGTCCTCTAATTCTTTTAGTTTGACAACTTGATCTGATAATGATTTTGCATCATTTACTGAATCCAGATCTTCTCTTTGATCTGCTTCAAAGTTTATGTTACTCATCTATTTTTCCTTTCTCGTATAAATTAATTTTAATAGGATAGTATTGTCTTTCTTGTCTATCCCATTTGAGTAAATTGTATTTGCCGTTTGTAATATCAGATACAATAGAACATGCAACACCTATAATTGCAGGATCACCTGTTAACAATAAATAATCTTCAGGTTTAAAATCTTTTAAAAGTTTTCTTAATTTAAAAATTAATGGACCTGGAGAAAAAATTATTTGTGAAAGTTCTGGTAACAACGATACTACTTCACCGTATTTTCTAGCACCTACAATATTTATTTTAGGTGTTCCAGCTTTTGTACCAGGCACGTCTTGTACTAAATAAACTATTCTTTCTGACATTGACAAAAGATATAACATCGATTATATAGAAGTCAATACAGAAAGAAGAAAAATATTATGAATTATAAATTTAAAACTAAGCCGTACGAGCATCAGCTTAAAGCATTAGAAATGTCATGGGAGCGACCATACTTTGCATACTTTATGGAGATGGGTACTGGTAAATCTAAAGTGTTAATAGATAATATATCTATGCTTTACGACAATGGTAAAATTAATGGTGTTTTAATTATTGCACCAAAAGGTGTAGTAAAAAATTGGCACGAAGGTGAAATACCCACACACTTAGTAGACCACATAGAACATAAAAATATTTTATGGCAATCATTAATTAATGTAACACAACAAAGAAAGTTAGACACATTATTTGAAACAGGCGAAGACCTACACATATTAGTTATGAACGTAGAATCTTTGTCTACTAAAAAAGGTGTAGCCTTTGCAGAAAAGTTTTTAAATTCTCACAGGGCATTGATGGCTATTGATGAGTCTACTACAATTAAAAACCCAGAGGCTAAACGTACAAAAAATATTGTAACACTTGGTAAGCTTGCAACATACAGAAGAATACTTACAGGTTCTCCTGTAACTAAATCACCACTAGATTTATATAAACAATGTGAGTTTCTAGAAGATGAACTACTTGGTTTTAATTCTTACTATGCATTTAGAACTAGGTACGCTGTTATGAGAACAGCAAATTTCAGTGGTCGGTCTGTACAAATAGTAGTGGGTTATAGAAACCTAGATGAACTAGCTGACAAACTTAAAGAATTTTCTTATCGTGTACTAAAAGATGAATGTTTAGATTTACCTAAGAAAACGTTTATGAAACGAGAAGTGTTGTTAACACCAGAACAAAGTAAAGCATACCTACAAATGCAGAAACTAGCTCATGCACAACTAGACGGTAAGATGATGTCTACAGCTACTGTATTGACTCAGTTAATGAGACTACAACAGATAACTTGTGGTCACTTTACAGCTGATGATGGTACAATAAAAGAAATGCCAAACAATAGAATTGGTGAGTTGCTAAATCTTTTAAACGAAGTAGAGGGCAAGGTTGTTATCTGGGCACAATTCCAAAGAGATGTACATAATATTATTGAAGTTTTATCTAAAGAATATGGAGATAGTTCTTATGTAGATTATTATGGACTAACACCACAGGAAGACAGACAGGATAATATTAAGAAGTTCCAGGACCCTGATTCCTCTGTCCGGTTCTTTGTAGGAACCACACAGACTGGTGGATATGGTATTACATTAACTTCTGCATCAACCATGATTTATTATTCTAATGGCTATGACCTAGAAAAAAGACAACAATCAGAGGCTAGAATAGATCGTATCGGTCAAGAAAAACCAATGACCTACATTGACATTATATGTGAGAATACTGTAGATACGCGAATAGTGAAAGCGCTACGTAAGAAAGTAGATATAGCTACACAGATAATGGGAGAGGATTTAAAAGAATGGATTTAAGACCAGGAGTTGTTATAAGATTTGGACTATGGATTAGTCTTGTTATGTGTATGCTATGGTATTTTTAAAGTATATCTTTTGCTTTACCTAAAATAGGTTTGTATTTAGTTTTATTTTCTTCTCTGTACGCATGTAGAAATTGTTTTCTTGGTGTGCCTTCTGTTACACTACAATGTATCCATCCCGAGTTAGGTTCTCCAGGAACATAGTACTCAACAATCAATTGATCCCATTCAAGCTCTCTATATATCCAATCTGCAAGCTCTGCATTGTCGACTCCAACACATTCGAAATCCGCCGCTTCCGCACGTGAGTGCTGGCTGTTGATCGAACTACCAATGGCTTGGCAAAGCTGAGGGGAACGGAACCCTGATGTAACTTTGACTCTACCGAAATGATCTCTTACGGGTTGCAATATTTTTTCACAAAGTGTTTTTAATTTTTCTATTTGTTCTGCGTTAGGGTTATTATTGATACCTTTACGTATCGCAGTGTCTGATTTAATTAACTCCTGAAGAGTGAAATTTCGTGTAAGTTCCATTTTTATTTTGTGATGTCTGAAAGTAAAATTAATAGCACGGCTCCCATACCGCCAACAATCCAATACTCTAATCTTTTAATTCGTTCTTGCATTTCTTTTATTTGCTCAAACGTTTGCTTTTGCATTATTCTGCAAAGCTTTTCATGAGATTCTATTTTTTGTAGTGCAGATTTTTTAACCATAATTATCCTCGTCCAAATAGTATTTCTAATTTTTGTTGTGTTGTCAAGTTAGAAAAAGACCCAGCAGCTCCAGGGTTATTAACAATATTTGCATCAATACTTGGTAAATTTAGTGTTGTTGGTGTTGCAGGTGTGTCTTGCATAATAGGTACTAATGGGTTTTCTATAAATGGAAATTCGGGTTCTAATAACGATGTTCTAGCTAACTGTTGTTGTATATTTCCAAGTGCAGTTAGTGCAGAAATTAATGGGTTAGGTTCTCCAATCTTTGCTGCGTTTTCTGCAAATGCTTGTTGTAATTCTGATGATATATTTATTGGTCTAAATATATTTTGTTCTATAGATCCAACTTCTACACCAGATAATCTATCTGTAGAGGTTCGTAATCCTGACTGTGTAATCCCTAAAGTTCTTGCTGCATCTAAATCTAATTTAAAATTTTTTCTTACACCAAACAAAGCTCTGTTTGCATTTAAATATGCATCTACAATTTCACTTGGATCAATTGGTCCACCACGTAAAGCTTCTCTAGTAAACAACTGTCTAGATTCCCTTACACCTCTTTGATAGTTTGCAACTTTAAATTTTAAAGTTCTATCTGGGTTGACCGCTACAGATCTAAAACCAAACAAACCTGCAAACTCATCACCAAATTCATATGTTTGTCCAAATTTATCTATCTTACCTTTTTGTAATACATCAACAGACTCAATAGATTGATCTAGTCTTTTTAATTGATTAAGTGAGAATGGCATTTGTGCTTCTACTAAGTGAGCCATAATTTTATAAGCTTTGTCTCCTGATGTATCTTGTGGGTTAAATACTTGGAAACCATCTCTAGTTCTACCACCTCTAGCTATAATATCTGTTACCGCTTCTGTCCAGATAGACTCTGATATAAATGGTTGTGCAAATTCTTTCATAGATCCAAACATACCTGCAATGAAATCATCCATCATACCATCTTCATCATTTCTACCATCAGCTACTTGGTTTAAAATAGTTTGAATAGGTCTAACTAAAGTATCGTACGCATTAGCATGACTAAAATCTACGTATTTAAAATTACCTTCTTCATCTTTTATTGGTAGTAGTGTTGAGTTTTTTGACCAGTCAGCTACATATCTTCTAAGAGCTTCTCTTTCTTCATCAGTTACATTATAGATTGCAGCAAATGCTTCTGCTGTTGCAGCCGGTACAGCTACTGTAGTTGCACCCATACCAAATAATCTAGTGTACCCTATCGATTGAAATGGTTTTACTTTTGTGCCATCTGGTAAAATTACTTCTTCATTTATTTCTTTAAGACCACGTCTTATAATATTAGTTCCTGTTCTAGCTATCTCTGCAGGGAATGATACAAAGTTACCAATAGGTAATTTTCTTAGACCTTTTACAAAGTCAGATACATAATCATAATTAGGTACATTATTTTTAATAATATCTGCTGCTTCTTTTTTTAAAAAGTTATCATCAAACACTTGTTCAATACCGTTCCTTGTAAACGATTGTCCTTTTGTTAAACCTACATTTGTAAGGTTTTTTTCTAACCTGGATTTTTCCATAGCCCACGATGCTATCTTCCAGAAGTCGTCCTCAGCTGTATACAAATCTTGTGATACTGATTTTAATTTAGACAGTGGTTTTAACAACATTCTAAATCCTTTATCTGCTGTCATTGTTTCACCAAAGTTTACATCTTCTAATAGTCTTGTTAGATCCCCTAGTCTTACGTTAGAGTTTACAACACCAAGCTCTAGTAGTTCTTCATACAACTCGTTTTGCATTCTTGTACCTTTAAGGGGTGTTTGTAATGCTTGATAAGCTTGTTTGATTGCTTCACCATCAGGTATGATACCATTTGCTGTTGCAAAGAAACTAGCACTAACAAAGTTTCTCATGTGTGTTACTGGTGATAAAATTGTTTTAGCTACCTGCGATAGACCTTTTGGATATAGAACTAAACTTTGATATAGCTGACCTAACATCCCTGGGTCCTGTTGCTGTAGCCCTGTGTCTTTTAACGCTTTTGCAACACCAGGTCTTGCAAAAAAAGATTGTTCTGAGAATGGATTGGTTGCACCCATAGCAACATTACCTTTATCTAATACCTCTTTCTTAACACCTTTACCTGCATCAATAGTTAATCTTTTAGCAGGATCAATAACTTCTACAGGTACAAAGTCTGTACCAAATAACTCCCTAGCTTCGTCTTCACTTTTAGCTAAGAAAGGTTTTACATTACTTTTTCCAGAACTAAATGCTTCGGCTACTTCATCGTTTTTATTTAAAAGATCTCTGTAAAACATATTACGTCTTGTAAGCATAGATAATTTTGCAGTAGCACCTATGATTGTTTGCATTGGGTTTCTTTGTTTACCAAACAATTCTTCAAATACTTCTTTATCTGCTTTTGATTTTAATTCACCAATAGATACTAGTGGTTGTTGTGTTCTTCTTTTCAACGTCTCGTCTAATACAGTTCTATTAACAAAAAAATCAGGTACTTTAAATACAACATCTGATGGCCTATCTAATCTAAAACCTTTAGGTAGATTAGGATCCTTTAATGTGTTCGCTACTATTTCTTCTGCCTGTAAATCTGTAATAGGTTTGCCCGCTTCATCAGCACTTTGTTTAAATACTGTTTTAGCTCTTTCGATTGCTTCTCTTGTAGGTGTGTATCCCATATAAGGTAGTATACTTTTGTTTTGAAATACATCATACGTTGCACCAATGTAATTTTTAAACTTGTTACCAAATAATTTTTTAAATTCTGCTATCTCATTCTTACCAAGTGTTCTTCCTAAATTAGAAAACAGATCAGCCCACTTGTCTCTGATAGTTGTTAGACTACCAAATATAGTACCCATAGTTTCTTCATCTACTTTTAAGTCTTGTAATTTTTTAAGTAATGCTTCTTTTTTTGTTTGATCTAATGCACCAAACTTTGCATAACCAAGGTCATCTATTTGTGCATCACCTGATAACAAGAGGTCATTAACATCTTTTAGTAGTGCATCTCTTTTCTTTTGATTGACTCTATTAGCTATGTTTCTAAACGGTGGAAATATCTTATCAATAGCTATATCTAATTCCCTAGATATATTTTTTGCCTTTACAGCATCAGCAGATCTTTCTCCAATATTAGTTCTTTCAATATCAAAAAACTCTTGAGTCTTACCACTTCTTGCCCTGAACCCTTGTGCAATCTTATCTATAAATCTATCTATCTTATCGTTTGAGTCTGTAATGTTTTTATTTCGATCAGTTAGTCTTTTAATAACTTTACCTGTACCTGCAATAACGCCGGTAAACAATGCACCTTCAGTACCAAACTTAACTCTATTTAATAAATCTGTTAACGGATCATCAGACTCTCTATCTATTTCTGTAGGTCCACCAATTAAATCACCGAACGTACCTATCTGTTCTACGTCACCAACAAACGCTGCTTCACCAACACCGCCCCCTAGCGCACCACCAATAAATCTATTTGTTTTACCTTTAGCATTTAATTCTAAAACATCGTCAGCTAGTTTTTTTACTTCTCTTGAAGATTTAAAATATTTACCAGTTTTTGCAGCTTTCATAGCATCAACTGCTATTTTAGAACCAACTCTAAACCCTGCAGTAGCAGGTATACCAATGTTAATTAATGCTTCTGTAATTTGTCCAGCTACAGTTGCTTCTGCTTTCTCATCTAATGTTGTAAGATCATCAAAGAATGCTTCTACTCTAGCTGCTCTGTTTTGATCAACACCTAGATCTAATAATGTTGCACCTAATGAAAAGAAACCTTTTGGTATCGCAAGAAGACCAGAACCTACACCAGCCAGTACAGATTCAATTGTACCTACTTTATTATTATCGTTTGATTCCGCTAGTATTAGTTCTCGTGCAGAAGCCATGAGTTACCCCTAACCTGTAATTTCGTCTAGATTTACAAATGTAGCACTACCATCCTCTACTTGAATAGCTTTTTTGTTTACGACATATAGACCATTATCTAGTCCACCATAATTTTCTTGTAGGTAATCTATTTCGTCCTTGCCTTCGTTATTTTTTTCCCATTTTGCATACTTGTCATCTGGGAAAGTATAGTCAACATCTTGTCCTAGACCAGTTAATACAGATCTTAATGTATTACTTGTAACTATATTTTTACCATCTATTTCTGCCTTTGCCATAATGTCAGCAGCAGACGCACCTTTTAAATCTTTTTGTATTTTTGCAGTAGCTGCTTTTTTATATGCAAGATCAACTGCAGAAGATGGATCATTTGCTTTAATATCTTTTTCAATCTCTCCTTTAAGAACCGCAGCATCAATTTGTTTCTTAAGAGCAGAAGATTTATCTAAGTTTTTAGATATAGCACTAATTAATTGTGACTGTAGACTACCGGATTTAATAGATCCTTTTAAGTCTCCACCTTCTTGTTATATAATTTTACTTGCATCAATTAATGAATCATAAGTTGCATCTTTATTCATCTTATCAATTCCCATTAATTTGTAGTATCTATCTTTTGTTGCTTGAATTCTGTCTTCGTTTATTTCTTGTTTTGCACCTTCTCCAGTTCCACCAGTTCCACTTACATCAGGTGTAGCTACAACTTTAGTTTTTTTATCTCCACGTTTTAATCCAGTGCTTTCACCTGTTGGTGTTTTTTCTTTAGGACCAGTTTTAAAAGGGTCTGCAAAAGGTATTATAGTATTAGCGTATTCTTTTAATAAATCTGGAGTTGCCTGAGCTATACCTTTTACAGCTTTAGTACCGGCCTCAAGGCCCATACTAGCTGCAGGTAGACCTAAACTTAATGGATTTGATCTTAAAAGAGAACCAACTCTAAAACCAGCACCTGCTCCTGTCTCAGCCATTCCTGCACCTAGTCCCGCTTTAGGTGTAAAAATATCTTTTAATCTACCCATGGTTCCTAAGTTTTGTGACATAGGTGTGTAAGCTCTAGCTGCTTTAAATCCTCTGTAAGCTGCCGGTAAAAATCTTGCAGCTGCTGAAAGTCCAGCACCTATTAAAGGAAACGCGTAACCTTGTCTGCCTGTTTCATCTTTTGGTGCAAGTGGACTACCAACAGTATTGATAGCTTGTTTCTCTTTCATACCATTCATGATACCCTCTTTAATAGGGCCACCGTATCTAAACATTGGTCTATTTAATGTCTTCATATACTATCCGTATAATTTACCAAATAATCCTGCAACACCTGTTGCTGTGCTTAATGCTGTCGAGAATGGACTAGGACTTGCAGCTGGTGCGAATGAATCTCCAGCAACACCACCGGCAATACCTGTAATTCCTCTTCCATATACATCTAATCTATTGTAAGGCTCGTAAGCTGCAGTTCTTGCAGCGTCGGCATCTGCTCTTAGTCTTGCATCTTCTAACCCTGATCTAAATGCACCTAAATTACCTAGTGAAGCCACATCTCCGGCTCTACCGGCTCTTTCAAAATTAGCCGCTGTAAATTGGTTTGATAAGTCTTGACCTCTTCTTGCATTGGCGTCTGCAAAAGCTTGTTGTTGTAACTGTGCTACAATACCTGCTCTTCCCATAGTAGTATCTGCCATGTACTGACCTTGCATTGCACCCTGTCTACCACCACCAAATGCACCTTGTGTAAAAGCTTGGTCATTAATTTGTTGCATACCACCTGCTCTCGATTGATCATACTGTCTTAAAGTTTCATCAATAACACTTTGTTGATAAGGCGACATGTAAGAAGAAATAGAACCAACCCCTGTTCCAGCTCCCGGACCCATAAGTGTTTTTGCTGAATCTAAATAAGGTTGATAAGATCCAATACCTGAAGTTGCAAGATTAATTGCGTCTTTTTGTAATTCGTCCTCACCAGCAACAAAAGATCTACCTGTAAATTTACTTGTATCTATAGGTGCTGACGTTGTCGCCGTTAAATTTCGGGCGTAATCTTTTACATTTGATTCTAAATAATCTGGTAATGCCATTATTCTATTCTACTCTCCAATTGTTGTGCTTGATCAAACATCGACTGTGCAGGATTTTCCATACCCTGGGACTCTTCTGATATAGTACCACCAGATTCTAGATTGTCCATCATATTCTGCATAACTTCTGCACCTCTATCAATATCTCCCTGACCCGCGTTTCTTACAGCGTCTGCTGTAAATACAAATTCATTCTTACTAAGTCTAGCCGGCACATCATCTGCTCTTTCCTTAGCTCCCAGTGGTACAAAACCACCTTCTCTATAATCTTTTTCTAAGCCACCTAGGTCCATAAGACCACCGTCTGCTTTTCTATCTCTTAAAGCATTGTAAATCATTTTAGAATCTTCATCCATCATTCCGGTATCACCACCATAATAATAATCTTGACCCTTCATAAATTCATCAGCACCTTTATCCCCTAATCTTAATCTTTTAGCTATTATATCTAAAGCGCCTTCATCTAATGCATTAATAATATATTCACCATCTGCATCTTTAGTAATGTCATAACCTTCATCAATTAAGCCTTCTATAACCTTTACAGCTTTTTTAGATTTAGGTGCTATAAAAACATCTTGACCAGTTGCCTGTGCTTGATACCCATAATCAGGAACATAGACATCTTCATCACGTATTTGAACACTTATATCAGCATCATCAAATAAAGATTTAACTTTACCTACACCAGCTTTAAACATCTGACCTGCTTTTTGTAATACACCACCACCTATTCTATAACCTGGTCTTAAACTTGCTAATCCACCATCTGCAAAATCATAGAAAGATCTTTGTACAGATGCTTTAGGAGGCATGAAATATAATGCAGCGTTTGTAGGGTCTCTATAATATTCTCTAGCTTGTCCTCTAATTTCTTCTACATCCGGTTGAGGCATAGTATACGATGTACCTGTATCTTCCTCTTCTTCGTCACCCATAAAAAATGGAGCAGCTATACCTGCAGCACCTAAACCTGTTAATGCTGTTCTCCCTAAACTAAAATTACCTTTAGGATCATAAAACATACCACTTAACAATCCTTTTTTACCTGTAGCAGCATTTATTGGTCTAACTAAATTCATAAGATTACTAAATCTAGATAATCCCTGACCCCCAGCAAATATACCTTTACCACCTAAAAATTTAGCACCACCTAATCCATAACCTGCAGCCGCTAACATTGCCATCTTACCTATTGGTGATTTAGCAACTTTCTTAACAGCTCTACCTGCTTTTTTAACTAGTTTACCTAAAAAATATCCTTGTCTCTGGTCTTCGAGACCCATAATGCCACCCATATTCCGCATTTGTCTTTCCATATTCATTCTTGAAATTGCCATAATCTTACCCTTTTATCGCCTTTTTGTTCTATAATCAATCATATATCTCTAGCATATCTGCTAGTCCACCGTCCATATAGTAAACTCTACCACCATCCATATAGTGTTGAGAATAACCTTGGGAAGTACCCGTTCCAGCAGCTGTTGCTTGAGCCGCGTTTTGTCCCTGAGCATTAGTTGCTTCTCTACCACCACCAACAGCCCTATCACTAGCACTATAACCACCACTATCTCTAGAAACATAACTACCAGAATCTAGTCTACTTTGAACTTGAGCAACCCTGTCTCTCTCTGCTTGTGCTGCTGCCGCTTCTGCCGCTGCTGCCGCTGCTGCTGCATCTTCTTTTCTTTTCTTGTCTGCAGCTTTTTTATCTTTTCTCATTTTATAAACTTGTTTTGTTTTTTTACGTGCACCTAAAATTTGTGCTTCTGCATCATCTAATAAACCTAATCTTTCCTCTAACGTAGTAGTGTCTAAACCTTTTGCTTTTTTATCTGCAATAGTTTTTTCAATTGTATCTCTTCGTTTACCAAATGTATCTGCATCTATTTTATTAAGATTGTAACCTGCCATAATACCACCAGCAGTATTATAATCATCAGTAACAATTCTACCTATGTCGTCTGTAAATATACCTGCACCTCTTGCTTCATTTTCCATAATAGCTCTTTCATTAATAGGCATTACTCTACCTAAAAAATCTTTTGCCATTCCAAACCCTTTTCCTATTAAACTATTTGACATATAATTTTTTATAGCACCTGGTATTCCTGGTTCAGGGACACCTGACGGCACACCATAATACTCTGGATAGTTGTCCATAAATTTTTGTGCTTCTGTCATTGAAGAATAGTTAGGGTCATACTGGTCAATGTATTGTCCCTGAGCCCCGTACTGTTCTTTGTTATTCATTATAATTTCATTAGCTATGTCTTTTAAACCTGTTAAAGTTCCACCAGTAAAAGAACCATAGCCCTGACTGTTAGGGTCTATTCCTTGAGCTAGTGCTTGGCTAGCTTGATTATAGGCTGCTTGTGCATTTTCTACACCAGTACCATAAGGTTTTGGATTAAATGTTCCAGAATATATCTCACCAGCTTGTCTACTCGGAAATGCATTGTAGTCCTGTCTAACATTACTCATGTTTGTGTTATAAGGATTGAATCCATCACCACTATCTCTAGGAATTAGAGTAGGGATACCTCCTGTTTCTGTATCTACAATAGGTTTGCTTTCAGGTATTTTAAAAGGGTTTAATAAAAACTCAGTTCTAGGTATGTAATTATACCCTGCTTCCCTTACCTGTTTATCGTAATCACTTAATGCCATTACTCTTCTTTGTCCTCATCAGATGATGCACCTAACGGTGGCATCGCTGCTACTTTTATTTTTAATGATCTTGTTATGTGTTCTTGTTGAGTATCTGTTTCAGGGTTAGCAATATCGTCTTCTGCTTCTTTATCTGAGTTGTACTCATAATTAGTTTGTGTATTTCTTAATATTACTTCTGTTTCACATTTCACAACCGGTACTTTTTTACCATTGATTATTGTGTATGCTACTTCGCCTTCTTCTGTAAATGCCATAATTAATCCCTATTTATTTCTAATATTGCACAAGTGCCTTCGAATATATCTGCTGTAGCAGCTTGTAATTGTAGTTTATCATTCTCTTCTAACACAATTGAGCCGTCAGAGATAGACTTAGAATCCCCTGAGTTTACAGTATGTTCAGCAAATTGAAAAGCAGTTGTTGCTGAATTATCATATAAAAAAGCTTTTATTTCTGTGTTTCCGCCACCTACATTAGCCGCATGTATATTCTGTATTATAGCCCTAGAATTAGATGGACATGTATAAACATCTATTACAGATGTTGAGTTTAGGTCAAAATTAGCATTTTTATAAATATTTGCCATTAACTATTATTACCCGAAGATTTAAACCAAGTAAATCTTTCTGTTTCTTGTTTAAGTTCATCTAAAAATGTAGAGTTTAATTGTTCTGTAATTAAGGCAATAGCTCTATTAATTTGTTTTTGGTTTGAAACATCATATTCTTCTTTTGGTTCCGGTATTCTTATTACTATCTTAGCCATTATCTTCTTCCATCTGGTTGAATATCTAATCTTATAGTCCCAAATCTCCAAGACTCTGATGCGCTATCATTTTCTATTTTTATATTAACAAATCTTCCTCGTGCTCTTGTATCCTTTTTTTGAGTAGAAGGTGTAATTGTAAATGGACTTAAGGCTGTCGCTGTTTGAGAATCTGAAGGATATCTTTTAACTGCAAGTGTTACTTTTGCATTACCTGCAAGATCTTTAAAATCAGGTATGAATCTTCTAACCGCAAGAAAAACTTCTCCAGCTAATGCATATGTTTGTCCTCTTTGTGCCTGTTGAAGATCATAGTCATATGACTGTATAAAAGAGGTAACTGTTGTCGTACTACCGTCAGGATTAACTTGATCAGTACCTACCTCATGCTCGAATAATGTAGTCTGCCCGAGCCCTGATTCCCCAATAATGACTGGAAATGTCCCTGACGCACTATCATTAAATTTAGTTGCAATAGGGTTAGGATACACGGTTGCATCGATCCAGGTAGTTCTAGCTTCTGTTCCTATATACCAAACACCTCCGGGTATTTTGCCACTTTCACCATAATTAAATACAACATACTGATCATTATATTCTGAATTTGTTGATGGATAATACCAAGTCACTTCTGTGTACTGATTATTTAAACCCGCATAAACCTGTTGTCCTTTTGTAGTGTCTGCTTGATCATAGACATAATCTTCAACAGTACATGGTAGAGATTTAACTGTACCATCAAATGCAAAGAAACCGTTAGTAGACATCCAGTAAGCTACACCATCTATTTCAACCGCTGCATTTTTACCAATCAATCCACAGTTAGTACCAACTTGTTCGAATCCAAATGTAAAAGGTGCACCAATAAATTTCATGGTGTATAAAGCGTTGTCTGTCCAAACTAGAATAGTTTCTTTTGCTTTTAAGGCACCCATAATTTTAGTACCGTCTTGTAGTCTTTGTGTACCAGCAGAGTTAATAGCAGTTACTGTATAGTCATTTATATCTTCTTGTTCTGAAAATCTTATAAACATATCATCTTGTGTTGCAGATGAACCAATAGTTGTTTCTGTTCCAAGATGAATTAAGTGACGTGTTGTTGGTGATACTAATGTTACCCTTGTTGCAGTTGGATTGTTTGTAGTTGCAAATCCAGATGTAGATGTAGCTGCTCTTATTGTTAAAGCATTTGTTGCACCTGCGTTCCATGTAAATGTTTTACCGTTTGCAATCGTCGCAACTAATACCTGACCAAAATTACTTAATGACCAAAGACCTGGTTCAAGTGTTATGTCGTCTGCAGATGATGCTTCTCCCCAGTTTCCCGTTCCCCAAGTATCTGTACCCCAACCATAACCATATGATTGTGCGGCAGGACCTACTGGCTCGTAAGGAATTAATTCTATACTACCACCTGTAGACACCGTTCCTGTTGCATTAGAACTTTGTGTAACTGTAAATACAGAACTAGATGTAACAGAAGTTACTTGAAAATTTTTATCTTCAAAGTCAGAATCAGAATAACCTGTACCACCAGGTAAAGTTACATTATTAAATTGTACGATGTCACCTGCTACCAATCCATGAGCAGATTTAGTTACAGAACAAATAGCAGAACCAGATGTAGTTGCAATTGTTGCACTAGTTAAAGCTGTTTTAACAGGTGTGATGTCATATAACTGACCTTCAAAATAAATAAGTAAACATTTATCTGTGCCGATAGCAACATATCTGTTACCGGATAAATCTACAAATGCAAACTCACGTCTTGCAACACCAACAATTGTATCTGTAATAAGTGATGACCAGCCACCAACTTTTTCTGGCAGCATATATCTAAATCGTACGTTATCACAATCTACCCAACGCTGTTCAGCACCTACTGTTGTGTTTTGTTTATCAATTCCTGGAACGAATTGAAAGTCAAGAAGAGCCATAGTTCAGCCCCTATATTTTATCTTTGTATACCCAGCCTCTCGTTGCATTAACATATACTAACGTGAAAGCTGAAGCATTTGTTGAAACAACTAGATCATTACCTGCACCATTTATATTTGATCCATTTCTTCCGACTGTTAAGTTGTTAGATGCAAGGTTATTACCACTGTCTATAAATGTAACCTCATTTCCTATTGCAGGGGATGCGGGTAAATTAATTGTAATAGCTGTACCAATACCACCCCCAGAAGTATCTATCAAAACCTGATCACCATTAACTGTAGTATAAGTAGCTGAAGGTGTGTAGTATCCTTTAGTCTGTAGTTTACCTGTAATGTTTGTTCCATCAGAATATAAAACTGTAGTTGAACCTACAGGTAAAGCAATTCCTGTACCTGAAACTGTTTTAACTGTTAGTGTATAATTAGATGCTGATCTTGCTGTTGCATCTTCTACAATAAACACTCTTTCAGCACCATCAGGCATAGTGACTGTTCTATTAGCAGCCAAAGTTCCTGTTAATTTATAATATAGATTTTTACCGTTTGCTGTTGCATGATTAGCTAAAGATAAAGCAACATCTGAACTAGCTACACTTAAAGATAAATAACCGCTAGCTGCTTGTTCTAAAATCTGTAAATTTGTATTTGTAATAGTACCCCAGGTTCCTGATTTCTCCCCTGTGGTAATTAATTCTAGTTTTAAATCACTTGACGTACTTGATGCCATATATTTCTCCTACGGATTGTTCGGGTCAATAGGTACCCAGGTACCCGTTGTTCCTGGAACTATCGGGTTCCAGTTTATCACATCTACCGTGTTAGTTGCAAGGTTTATTTGATTACCAGTTACAGTAACTGTTGTAGGAAAAGCAATAGTAGTATTACCCACTGAAATATTTAATCTGTTTCCTGTTACTGCTATGTTTAAATCCTGTATGAAAGGACTTGAAAAAGGTGCTGCTGAAAATGACGTTGATCCAAATAACATTATGAGCTCCTACTTGTTTGAACTGGTGTCCATACCTGAGTTGCGCCCGGTAGTATACCATCCCATTTTTTGATATTAACAGATGTTGTTCCAACATTTAACTGATTTCCTGTAGGTAAAGCGGTTGCTGCAGCAGTGATTGTCACTGTTCCTGTTGCAAGATTAGATTGTTTTCCTGTAACACTAACCACTGCATTTGCTTTAGCAACTGCATTACCAATTGTTAAATTAGCTCTTGATCCAGTAACAGAGAAGTTTGCATCAGCAGAAATGGTGACATCACCTGTACCAATATTTGCTTGTGATCCATCTGGTAAAACAACTGCCGCAGCAGTAGTTGTTACATTACCAAGAGATACATTTGCTCTGTTTCCAGTAACAGGAACTGTAATATTAACTTTACTCTCAGCATTACCGATTGATAAATTAACTCTTGATCCTGTAAGAGCGACTAATGCATTAGCAACAATAGTTGGGTTACCGGTTGTAATACTAATTTGATTACCATCTACACTGACATTTGCATCAGCAGTAACAGTTACATTACCAACTGTGAAATTAACTCGTTGTCCTGTAACACCAACGTTTGCATCAGCAGTGATACCAACTGTGCCTGTGTTTAAATTAAATCGATTACCGGTTAATGGAACATCTACATTGATTGCAATACCAACTGTACCTGTTGAGATGTTGGATCTGTTTCCTGTTACACCAAAATTAGCATCAGCGGTAACTCCAACTGTGCCTGTATTAGTATTGATCCGTGATCCATTGACTTCTACGAATGCGTATGGAGGAATGCCTTGTGAAGCAAAGGCTGCTTCAGAGAAAGCCGTTGCACCGAAGTACATGGTCTATGCTCCTGATTTCGGATATTTAGTTTTAGTAGCTGTTCTTTTAGCTTGTAATTCTGTAAGTGTATCACCACCATCTAATAGTGCGTGAATACATTCTTCATGTGTTGGGTATTCTGCTTGTCTGTTTCTTTTCCATTCTTCAGCGTCATACTCTGCTTGTAGTTCTGTCATCTTAGCTTCTATGTCAGCTACTGGTATAGGTGTTGTTCCATCATGCCAAACTATTTCTCCATCAGCTTTTATAGTTACTTTTGCGTTAGGATTTATTTTTAATATTGCATCAATCATTATTGTTCTACCTCTGTAAGTGTTAAAGCATAAGATGCGTTGTCATGTACTAATCTAAAATTACTGCCACCAGGAGACATTATATAAGGTTGGAAAATAAGTGTGTCTGTACTTGTTGTTGTGTATGAACCACCAAAAGTTACACCAGCATATCTGTTCTCACCATTTTGAATATAACCAATATGATAAGCTAAAGCACCACTCATATCTGTATAACTAGCACTACCGACTTTTACTTTCATTCTTCCTCTACCATTGTCTCCACTTCCAGTTACATCACACATTGTTGAACTAAAATCTACAATAATTAAATTACCAGATGCAGTAGGTGTAAGAGTTGCTGTAATACCACTTGAAGTTAAAGTCGTAGATGTAGTTTCAATATGACTAGCAGGATTTGCATAAGTTCTAACAACTTGCAAAACTTTCCCTTGTCCAGGTGCAACACTTGTTGGTATTGTCCCTGTTATTGCATTCGCTCCACCTAGTCTAGTTATCGCCATAATTTATCCTATCAACGCTTTAATTTCTGCGTCGTCCAATCCTAAATCTTTTAGCTTCTGTTTACCAGAGGCTTTTTTATCTATTGCTGCTTGTTCAGCATCTTTTAATTCTTGTATCTTTGCATTTACTTCAGCTTCTGTAGGTATAATAGCTGTTTCATCATTTAATTTTATATATTTGTATTGCATACGCTGAGAATTAGGAATTTTATTTCCATTATCATCATGCGTTTTCCAACCATACCATTGAGATTTATCTTTATTAAAATGTGCTAAAGCTAATTGTAAGTAATCCATTATTGACTATCTCCTAAACGAATAAATTTAAAACAAGTATAATTTACATCTGTATCTCCTTGAATACTACCAGAACCAATACTTGTTGCTTCAAAGAAAAGTTTTACATTTGTTGTATTAGTTACATTTACAAAAGCAAAACAAGAAGCTTGTTCATGTTGGCTATCAGTAGAAGCTGAAACTACATTACTTACTGGGTCATAATTAGAGTTATCAGTTGTTACATGTATTCTTATAATATGGTTATCTGCTGAAGCACCAGTACTATTCATTGTAGCAGTAACTTCATAAAGACCAGTTGAAGGAAAACTCCAATAACCAGAACTAACAGACATTCCTGTTCCTATTTTAGAAAAACTTGCATCATCAACTCTTTCTAAGTTAGAAGCTATTGGATTAGTATTAGAACTTAAATTTGCAGTTAATCTCCAAAAATCTGCTTCTGTAATTCCAGTATTAGGCAAACTGCTAGTAAATGTACCAGAACCGTTTGAGGTAATAATATTGTTTCCCCCTGAATCCTGAAGCTGGTCTACTTTTAAAATACTGCTCATATTATGCTCCTATTAATGCTTTTATTTCAGCATCAGTTAATCCTAAATCTTTTAATTTTTGTTTACCAGATGTTTTCTTATCTATTGTTGCTTGTTCAGCATCTTCTCTAGTTTGTTTATCTATGACTGCTTGTTCTTCTTCAGCCTGTCTTGTAGTAATTTCATTTGCTGTTAAATCAATTAATTTATTATCTAATAATTTTTTCATTATGATTTTTTAACTCCCAAAACATTAATTGTTACTTGTGCGAAATTTCCACTTGTGAAAAAAAATCTAATACCATTATGTGTTTCTGTTGCATCATTTCTTCTTCCAGTAAAATTGGTTGCTCTATTAGCATCAGATGCATTTGCAAAAGATATAGTTCCATTTAATCTTGTTGGAATTGTATTTATTTGAGGATTTGTAAAATCTATACAAGCTGTAAAACCTTCGTTAGCAGCATTACCCATTACAGTTTGTCTGTTTAATGTAATATTATCTTGTCCTGTTGATGAACCATCATCACTTAAACCAATTTCTGATGCTCCAAAATCATAATTACTTGTTACATCTGATCCATTATTTTGAAATCTAGCTTTTAATTGAACACTATCTGTTGCTGGTTTTCCTGTAATAAAAATTTTATACCAATCATAAGTAGATGTAATATATGTACTAGAAATTACAACTTCAGAAACATTTGTAGCTGATGCATTATATAATTCTACCAATCCACCAAAACCAGATTGAGTAGCACCCGTTCCTAATGTAATTGTCTCCCCAGATTGACCAAGTGTAATCGTCCCTGATCCAGAGCTAGTTGTTATTGTTCCTACTTTTAATGTTCCGTCTGCCATTATGCTCCTATCCTGTATCCATAAAAATATGTTTTTCCATCTGCCTCTAAGTTGACAGAACTTCCACTATCTTGAAACATTTTAAATGCTACTACATTACCAGCAGATAAATCTAAAACTGCATGAATGGTGCTAGAACCTTCACCACTACTATTTTGATTGAAATTAGTCTGTCTTATTATAGTTCCTCCAACAGTTAAAAAACAAGCAAGTCTAGTTGCTGAACCAGAAGCATTTGATCTAAAAGAAGCACCTACCATATACTTACCAGCTTTTCCTGATGGAACTGTAAATTCTCCAGTAGATGTACTATAAGCATTATCCGTATCAAGTTCTTCAGTATCACAAACTACTGTTACAGCAGAACTATTTGCAACACCTGTTTGAGCTGAACCTCTTTTAGCACTCCAAGCTGGACTCATATGTCCAGTAGCAGCTCCACTTTCAAATGTAACTGTAGAGGAGTTTGTAGAACCAATAGTTAAATTAGCTGTTCCTGATACTGTATCAATTGTATTTGTTTCTAACTTACTCATTATAAAATTACGAATGTACTCCCTGATGGAATCGTTATTGTGCCTGAAACTGTAACGGGTCCAACTAATGCTCCATTGTTTGAACCTGTCATATTAATATTTGTCCAAGTTTGATTGTTCTTTACAAAAAAAGTTGAACTTAAAGAACCTGCACTGACTGTTGAATCTGTTGGAGTTCCAATATCAAATACATCACCTAATACTGTTCCGAAAAAAGTATCTGAACTTGCAGGATTTGATGTGAAAGTAATCTGACTTCCAGATATTGTAAATGCGGATTGCGGCTCTTGGACAACTCCTGAAATAGAGATTATACAATTAGCTTCGTTTCCAGGAGACACAGCTGTGCCGTTAACCGTTAAGTTAAACGGTCCTGGTGTTGATCCAGTGAATGACCCTGATATGTCATCCAGTATTTGATACGCTCCTGTTTGAGGAGCTTTTCCAACGTAAGCCAATTGTTATTCTCCTTATTCAGTTGGGATCGGGTTTGCAGTCTTGACAGCTTCTACATGGTCTTTCCATGTAGTAGTACCATTAACATTGTCGTGGTACTGCATGTCGAGCTGTGAACCTAGATCACCGTAGGCGTTTTTTCTTGTAGCTCTTACTGCATTTTGTCTCTCTTCGAGATCTGCAGCAGAATCTACAGCGTTCAGTTGCTCATCAGTCGGTTTCGCTACACCTGACACATTCCATGTCTTGATGTAAGGGCCCTGACCGTTTGAGTCGTCCTGAAGCAAAACGTCAGTCATAAAGTCTACATTTGCTACGCCGTTGTTAGCGCAGTAAGTTTTGACTTTGCTTGATAGTGATGCCATAGTTTTTGTCTCCTTTGTTATCTTATATTATGGTTTGATTGGAAATACAACAGCATTTGCTTGTTCTACTGTCGTAATTCCTTCTGTTATATCTCTCAATTCCTGTCTGTAAGTAGTCATATCTGCTGACATTGTATTGTCAGACAATGCATGAAAGTCTGTGTCTTGTAGTAATTGATTTCTTTTTGATCTTAAATTTTGCATAGTGTTGTCTAATTCTACAGCTGGGAACTGTGCTTCTATGTCAGCTACTGGTATAGGTGTTGTTCCATTGTGCCAAGTTATTTGGTTAATGTCATCTGCATTTACAGAAAATTCTGCATTTAGATTTATTTTTTTAATTGCTTTTTCAATCATTATCCAGATACCTCCATAACAATTATGCTACTTGCACTTCTTCCACCTTCAGAAGCACTATCAACATCTGCTTGAGTTCTATTTATATAAAAAGAACCATTGCCATCTGTTTCGCCTTGTAATTTATACGTCTGTTGACTAGTACTTGCTGGACTATCTAGGTAATTTAAAAACCCCATAAATGCAGTTTCTTGACCAGCATTTGTTGCACCATTAAAATAATCATCTGCTGCAAAATAAGCAACTCTATGTCTATTACCAGCAGCGGCTCCTACATATGTAGATGTATTTCCACCAGATAATTGAAATTTTGGAGAAGCATTTATATCTGCTGACCAACAAAAACTAGCTGTTACTAATATTTTATTTGATGATGAAGATGGAGTTATGTTTACAGATAAATTAGATATATCTACCATGCTTTGGCTTGAACTACTTGTAGTATCTGTTTTAATTGCTTGAACAACTTGCAAAACACTACCAGCGGGTAGACCTGTAATTAAATTTTTTCCATCTATTTTACTTAATGCCATAATTAACTTCCTATCCTTTCAGCTGCAAAGTTACTTTCAGTTCCATTTTCTCCAAGTAAAACTTTACTACTTCCTGCACTTTGTTTGAAAAATGCTTCCACATAATCGTCTGCATCTAAATACATAACGACTTCTATTTGTTGTGTTTGATAATTACTAAATGGATAACCATTTGCTGTAAAAGCATAAGAACTTCCATTTTTATAAATAGCTACATTTCCAAAATTTGTATCAGTACACTGTAAATATCCATGTGCTGAAACTCTATAATAACCAGCTACTCCTGGATTAAAACGATAGTTAGTTGTAGAATCAAATTTTCCATTACTATCAAATATTTCAGTGTCAAAATTTCCTTTAGTCCAAGTATCATTTGAAAGAGTTTGATTTGCACTTAATTTAGCAGAAAAAGCAGGATAGTTAGTCTTCTGCGTAGTAAGATTACCCGCACCATCAGATCCGATAATGCTGTTACCGCCAAAGTCCTGTAGTTGATTTGCTTTTATAATTGATGCCATAATTATGATCCTATCCTGTATGCACCGAAGTATGAATTAGCAACAAATATACCACCAGTGCTATCTCCACTTTCCGTAAAACCAAAAATTTCTATGTAATCTCCAACAGATAAATCTATTGTTGCTGATATTCCTACTGTTTGATTTATTGGTTGGGATGAATTGTTATTATAATTTCCTTGATTTTTATAGTCACTTCCATTTTTATAAATATAAATTTTTGATTGAAATAGTTTATAAAAACTACCACTCTGTGTTTGTTGAGTACCTCTTGCATATATAAAATATTTACCAGCTTTTCCACTAGGAACTGTAAATCGATAATTTGTAGAATTATCATAAACAGAGTCTGTGTCAAATCTCTCTGTGTTAAATTGCATTTTAGTTATAGTAGTATTTGAAATATTTTGATTAGCTGACAAATACGTTTCAAAAGCAGGATAGTTTAAATTACTTTGCACAACACCTGAACCTAGAGTAAACGTATCTCCAGAACTACCCAGGGTTACTGTGCCGTTGTCAGCGATTGGTTCTATATTTGTTGTTTTAATTGTTCCCATTATGATCCTATCCTGTATGCTCCAAATAATGTTTTTCTACTTGGTGTAGTTCCAAAAAAATCTGGGTTACCACTTGTGTCATCTATTTGTCCAAAACCCTCTAAATAATCTGATGATCCATTCATATCTACAGTTAGAGTTGCGTTAACAGTACAAAAAGAACCTAAAGTATTTCCTCTAGCATCAATTTTTGATTGACTAATCTCTGACCCATTTTTGTATATAAATAAATTTAACTGATCTAAATTAGCACCTGCAATTGTATCTGAACCTAAAACTGCATAAACAAAATACTTTCCTGCTACTGTTGGGGTAAATCTATAGTTAGTAGAATTATCATAACAATTATCGGTATCAAAAACTTCAGAATTAAATTGTATTTTTGTAGTGGTATTATCCGTTACAGTTTGATTAGAACTTAAAAATGCTTCAAAAGCTGGATATAAAAAACTTGGTTTAGCTCCCGTTGCAGTAGTAATAGTATCCCCAGAGCTACCTATCTCTAAACTAGTTCCTGATTGTGGGTCTATTTTATCTACAAATAATGTTGCCATATTATACTACCGTTAATGTTCCTTGTACTGTTACTGTTGCTGTAAATGATACTGGACCACATAACATCATGTTGTCCGTTGCAGGAACTGTAATTGTTTCTGAAACTGTTGCTAGGTTTTTATATCCACCATTGATTGCAGAAATCATTCCTGCTTGAATACTGTTTTCTCCAGGGTTAATGCTACCTGTAGATTTACCTTGGAACACTACATAGATGTTTGCTGTGCCTGATGGTGGAGCTTCTGTAAATGCTAGAGTGGTACCACCTGATATTGAGTAAGCTGAAAATGGATCTTGTCTAACGTTTCCAACATAGACTTCTGCTTCTGCAGTATTTGAAACACTTTGACTTAATGTAAAATTTGTTGTTGAACCATTACCATTGAACTGTTGAGAGTTCATGGTATTTAAATTTTGTTTTGGAGCGTTTCCTAAATAAGCCATGATTCCTCCTACGTACTTATATCATCTACAGCGCCAACGACAGTATCTAAAGAAGAAGCTGTATCTGATTTAACATACAACTGATCTCCTGAAGCAAGTACTATCTTCGAGCCTCCATCAATAAGTTCCAATGATCCGCCACTTACAATCGGCGCATTTTTGATTAAATAATAATTAGCTGATGATCTTCTTATGTAAGCTTCAACATTAATTGTTGAAGTAGTGATGTTTGCCATTCTAACACTAATTAAAGTGTCAAAACTATTTGCAGCACCACCTAAAGCATCAACTGCTGAAGTTCCTGTTTCTCTTGTTAGATAATTTCTAAAGTTTTGTGCCATAATTTATTCCTTATACTACAAGGCGATCGACATTGCAATCACGAACCCATTACTTGGTACACCCACAATTGTATCTGATGCATCTTTAAATACCGCTTTACTAGCAGGTAAAGTACAAAATACATCTTTTGTGCCTGCTGAAAAGTTAACAGCGCTATCTGAGTTAGATGAAGAAATAATAGTTGTTCTAGCTAATGTTCCAGCCGCAACGGTCCCAAGACCAACTTCAAACTCTGCTCCACCTTGTAAAGATATTGCATAGTAAGTCGTATTACTATTTCCAATAGCAGAAGAAAAAGTTTCAAAACCAGTTACCGCTCCAGCCAAAGTGAATGTGCCGGTACCAGTAGTCGTACTTGTTTCTTTTACTCTGTCGTTTACTACTAACGCCATTTGTATTCCTTATAAATATTACGCGTCGCCAAGTCTAATGATTGCACTAGATGAATTAGCAGTTGGAAACTGAACAACAAAATCACCGTTAGTTGCAGTTTTTGATCCGCCGAAATCTAGAACTAATACTGCTTCATTAGAAGTCCCTTTATAAATCAGAGCACCTACTGCTGTTAAAGTTACAGATGAAAAAGTTAAATCTGCAAAGTCAACGTATGCAATATTACTTGCTACTGCTACACCATTATTTGTTAAAGTATTTCCACCAGCAGTATAACTTGTACCAGATGAAGAAACTTCATTACTAGTTGTATAAGCTGTTGTTGAAGTACTGAAACCAGATATATTAGTGTATAGTGCTAATTTGAAAGTTGATCCACCAGATGAATCAAAATCAAACACACCACCAAGTAGGTCTGTTTTAAAAGAGTCAGGTACTATATTAGCCATATTTTTTCTCCTTAATTATTATGGTGATGGCGACTTAATCTGAGAACGAATAGCGCCATCTTGCCATTCATCTCTACGTCTTCTACCTTCTTGTTCAATAGAGTACGATTTTGCAGCCCTTTTATATGACTGTTCATAGTATTGTAACAGATCCGCTGGACCTTTCAAGTATCCATATGCTTCTACCAGACAAGCATACAAAAGTAAATCCTGATATTTGTTAGATGTGTAAGTTCCTGAAGCGCTTACTGATGAGTCTGTAAGACTTGTTGGCTGTTTAATATAAGCCAAAGTAATTTCAAAAGTAGCGTTTGGTGTAGGTGCTACCACCCAAAAATTAGCGTCCCAGTTAGCATAATACTTAGGTAGGCCACTGGCTGTGCTAGGTGTGTTGTAATATTCTGTCATAAAACTAGTGTCTCTTTTTTCTAAAAACACCTGATTATTAGATCCATCTTTTAATTGAACATATCTAATCGCTCTTAAGTCCGATGGAATGGTGACATATCTGTTTCCAGACTGTAGGTTTGATGTAGCATAAAATCTATTATCATCAGAGTCTACTTCTCTATAGATTCTGTTCTCAGCATTTTTAATTATTGTGTTTAGAACACCTGTCGACAATACAGCGCTATCTACTTCTGTATAGTTTCTAATATCGTCCTGTAAGTTTGTAAGTGTATATGCCATTATGGTGATAGTGTAACCGGACCAGCCGATATACTTCCTCCTCCTATTTTTGCAGTTGCAGTTGCTGTGCCTGAAGCTGTAAATGTATAGTTATTAGCATTTGTAACTGTAATTGTAAATCCCGAAGCGTTATTAATATCTGTAGAAGTTATACCCGCACCAGGTTCACCGTCTCTAAATCTAACAGTATCACCTGTAGTTCTTCCATGATTATCTTCAAACACTGTAATAGTTGTAGATCCACTTACAGCAGACAATGGGTTTAAAGTTAATACTCTTGCAACAGCAGGCTCAACTCTTGCAGGTCTTGCATTTAATAAACCTTGTGGATCCGCTGAATGTGGTTTTGGTTCTAGCTGAGGATGTTTTGGTTCAAACTCTGATACATGAACTCTTGCTCCATTCCATTCTATTACCATTTCAGAATATGGAAAAGCTAATCCTGATCTATCTGATATAAATTGTGCATATTTACCTGAAGAAAGACTCGACATTAAGACTCCGGATAATAAACTTTAGGACTAATAAAAGTACTTGATGATGAGCCGTCCTCTTGTAGTGCTCTTTGTAATTCATCTTCATACAACATCTTTAACATTTGAACTCTGTCAGGTGCATTTTTAATTGCAAGATAGTAAGCTAAACCGGCAGTCATACATGGTACAAATCTATATGGTACATCTGCATCATTAGTATAGTCTCCGGCATCTTGAATTCTTTTTACATAGTAATAATTTAAAAATTTACCTGCCTCATTAGACCCAGGTGTTAAATATAAAGTAACTGTAATTTTATCTATAAATCTTTGAACAAAATATTGTGATGGTGTTCCAGTAGATGTTTTATTTGAAAACGCTTGATACTGTGATCTACTTACCTTTGTAAGAGGTGTATCTACATTTGAGTTTCTGTATGATGCTTCTAATATATCATCAACACCATAAACAGCTGTAGCACTTGAAGTGCCATCACTTGTTGATCTAAACATTGTATATGTTGCTTGATCTGCAACTAATGTAATATTATTGTTTGCAACTTCCCAATAATGTAACCCTCTATTGGCCCATTCTTGAAATAAAATATTAAGGGATCTTCTTGCAGATTTTAATTGATAGCCAGAAACACCTTGTATACCCAATCTTTCATAGGACTCTTCAACAATATCTGAAATAGAAAAACCTTTTTCAAAGGTAGTTGTACCCGAAGTAGTGTTGGCCATTTACTCTCCTATTTATCTATAATAACAGTTGCAGTTGCATTTGATATAGCAGAAACTGTCATTCCGCCTTCAAATAAGATTCCGTCTTCTGCTAGATTATAAGAAAATACATCACCTGCTGGTACATCTACTTGAAACTGTGTTACTGAGTTTCCATCTTGTAATGTAACTGAACCTGCAGAACCTGTTGATGCTAAAATAATTCCTCTTAATCTTGTTCTTCCTGCAAAGACTGATGTAGCGTCTGTTTTTCTAACTGCTTTTACGTCTGATTTCATTATCCTGTGTATCCTATTGTTACAGAGTCTGTAGTAGTTAAGTCTAAATAGACTCCATTTTTAAATCTTATACCAGAACCAGGTATCATTATATCTAATCCTTCATCACTAAATTTAGCTTGAAACTCTAAAGAACCTGTTCCGTCTGTTCCATCATGTAGTTTTACTAAACAATTAGTTCCACCATGAGCTTGAATATAAGTAACTCTACATGGTCCTAAATTTACACTTCCACCAGTGATAGTTTTAAATCTACCATCTGCTGTTAATGTTGTAAACTTTTGATCACTTATAAAAGATCCGCCGCCTGCCATAATTATTCTCCGTTAAATTGATGTGGGGCCGAAGCCCCACACTAATTATTTATTATGATTCTTTAGCAAAAGTTCCTCTAACTTCAGTAACTTGCCATGCAGTAGTTCCATCTAATGATGCAATTACAACATAGTCACCTTGTCTTGAAGTAGCTTTTGTATTGATTAAGTCTTTGTCATCTGTTGAAGAACCAGCGTATGTGATTCCATCAGAAGCGTTTGGACTGATCGTCATTGTGTTTTGTCCATCAGGCGCATTGTTTGCGAACTTGAATGAGTATCCAACTGCAATTGCAGGTAAAGTGAATACCACACCATCTGTTTCAGAAACAAAAGTTTTTCCTGAATCAGCGTTAGTCACAGTGTAACTTGAAGCTTTAGTTTCAATGTTAACACCTTCTTTACCTTGAAGTACTGGACCTGAAAATGTAGTTTTTGCCATAATTATATCCTCCTAGTTTACAGATCATAGTCTCTAGGCCGTCGACTATACGCGTCTATGATCTTTTAATAATTGTATAGTAAGTTTTTTATATACTAGATTTGAGTAGAGTGCAAGAGAGCCTACGGTATTTATGCATTTCAGCGATGTAGCTTTTGACTAAGTAGCTACAGAAACTTGTGGAGTAACACCTTCTACAGTGTTTTGTTTGTGAGCAATAGCTGCTTCTTCCAGCTTAATATCAGTGATGATCTGCTTAACTTTGTCATCAATTCTGACCATTTCAAGAGTATATCTACCGTTAGATAGATGCTCCTGTTCCCACTTCAACTCCAAGGACCTTTTTGCTTTGTATAGGTCTTGTATCATTACTAACTTCCTCATAAGTTATTCGATAAGGTCTGTCCGAAAACATTCCCGATGATTCCCAACTTATACTCTTTTCTCCCAGTTTGTCAACTATTGATTGTTCTAGTGAAACAGGATCATCATTAGAATCTACTTCAAATCTAGCGTGATGATCGTATGCGTATATGTTTACAAGGAATTTTTTCATGGTTTTGTCTTTCTATATAGTGATTGTGGCGGAACTATGTCCCGCCACAAAATTATTGATTAAGCACCTGGTGATGCAAAAATACCTCTAGGGTCTGATACGCCAAATACGTATCTTTCTCTAGCTTTGTATCTTACGTTTCCAGTATCGAAATCGCCTTCCATTTTAGTAGTCAATGGAGCTCTTTCCATATGCTTCATTCCGTTAGGCACGTCTGTAGTGATATAGAACGCATCTGTGTCAGTTAAGTAGTGGTTAACTGTGTATCCACCAGGAACCATTCCCATAGATACAAGTGCGTTAATATCATTATCAGCAGTTCCAACTCTTTGTGAAGACTTCATAAGTCTTTCAGCAGTGAATTGTAGTGCAGATGGAATGATCATCTTCACAGCTTTCGCAGCGATCTTTAAACCTCTTTCATCAGTAAGAGCAGCGATATCAATCATTGCTTGTTCTAATGAAGTTTCGTTTAAGTCCGCAGCTGTTGCCAATGTATTACTGAAAGTTCCAGAAATAGTTGGGTGAGCTGTGTTGAAAAGAGTTACACCATCGCCTGAAGTGAAACTCAATCCAGGTAAACCATTGTTCAATGGTGAAGCTGCTTTAACTTGTTTAGTTTGAGCCATAGATCTTGCTAAAGCTTTTGTATATCTAGACGCAAGTCTGTCATACAAATTGTCCTCAATAGCTTCCTCAGTGATAGCAAACCCAAGAGCAATTGTCTCGTGAGTGTATCTAGCTGTGAAAGTTTCTTGAGCACTGTCGTAAGTTATACCAGAACCTTCTGGTTTAACTTGTGCTTGAGCGAAACCTGACAACATAACTTCTTCTTCAAAAGCTCTGTCAGATGACTCAGTGTTGTATATTTCAGCATGTTCTTGTTCATACTGTTTATACTCCAGGCCGAATAAGGCATTCAAACCTGGCTCTAGTTCTTTAACTAGTTGATTACGTGATATAGCCATAATTTAATTACTCCTTATATACC